AAAGAAATTTTAGACTTATCTAAATATGATTCATTGCTTAACTTTTACACACAAATGATAGTTGGAGATACTGCGGATAATGTCAACTATTTCAAAGGAAAAGGTGTCAAGTTTGCAGAGAAATATTACAAGGAGTGTGACACAAAATATCAATTCACTAAAATGTTATACCTTCTTTTTAAAGAAAAGTACAAGAGCAAAGCAAGGGAAAAATACATAGAGTGCTACAACCTTTTAAAACTAAGAACAGAATGAATGTATTAAGCCTGTTTGATGGAATGAGCTGTGGACAACAAGCACTAGAAAGAAGCGGTGTCCGGGTAGATAATTACTTTGCATCTGAAATAGACAAGTATGCAATAAAAGTGACACAAGCCAACTACCCAAAAACAAACCAACTAGGAAGTGTTATTGATGTAGATGGATATTCATTACCAAAGATAGATTTAATTCTAGGAGGTTCACCTTGCCAGTCATTTTCATTTGCAGGTAAACGCAAAGGAATGTCAACTAAAGATGAACAAGAGATTCTAACACTAGAACATTACTTAGAATTAAAATCAGAAGGCTTTGAGTTTGAAGGACAATCTTATTTGTTTTGGGAATACATGAGATTACTTAAAGAGGTAAAGCCAAAATACTTTCTACTTGAGAATGTAATGATGGGAGATAAATGGGAAAAGATTTTATCTAAAGCAATAGGAGTAAATCCAATAGAAATAAATTCATCATTAGTATCAGCACAAAACAGAAGGAGATTGTATTGGACAAATATTGGGATGATTCCCGGAGGATTGTTTGGTGATTTACAAAGCATAATACAACAACCTAAAGATAAAGGTATTTTACTTAAAGATGTTATTGAAGAAGAGGTTGATGATAAGTATTTTTTAAGCAAAAAAATGATTGATACTTTTACTGGCAATTCAAAAAAAATGGAGATGAAAGGTAATGGATTTAGATTTTCTCCTATAAAAGACGTGGAGGTTAAAACAAAAACCATTACAACAAAAGAAGGTAACAGGATGGATAACAATTATATTTCAACTCCACATGATATACTAGATAATGGAAAAACAATAGGTAAGGAAATAAAAAAATCACATACTTTATTATCAAGAGATTACAAAGGATTTACCACTTATGGAAGTAATGGAGTTGTTGTAAATGAAAGAGTTAGAAGATTAACCCCAGTGGAATGCGAACGATTACAAACGGTAAAAGATAATTATACTGATCACGTTTCTGACACACAACGATACAAGATGCTAGGCAATGGTTGGACAGTAGATGTAATATCACATATTTTAAATTATATTAAATGAACTTAAAAGAACAATTAAGCGAAAAGATAAAGACAAGAGATGAGGCAAGAAAATTAATTCTTGATCCATACATTGATCAAATCAAAATAGTAGGTTTAACCAAAGGATTAAAAAAATTAGAAAAGGAAATAAATATTTTAATTAAACAGATAGAAAATGAAGAAGGCTAAAAGAATACTAGGCACTTTGTTTATAATAATAGCAAGTGTATTAATTTTAATAATTGGAAACTTTATAGACTTACACAAACCGCATGACAGATAGCATAGTAGAAAGTGTTCTAGACAAGTTTAAAGAACGCTCAGAGGAAGGAATAAAGAAATACGGTGTGACATTAGACAGAAAAGATTTAAGTCCCTTAGAATGGCTGAATCATCTTCAAGAAGAATTGATGGATGCTACGTTATATATAGAGAGGTTAAAGAAAGAACTATGACAGAAATGGATTTAAAAGAAAAGTTAATTCACAAAATTGAATTTCTTATTTTAGAACATGAATACACAAATTATCGTATTATGGCTGAAGAGTTATCTGAATTAATCCTTGATGAAATGATTAATATAAACAATATGAGTAAAGCAGATAAAGATTATTTAGCACATTTAAGTGTTAATAAAATGAAACAATTAATTAGTTAATCTAATAAAAAATGACAGAAAGAGAAAAAAACGCTAGTGATAAAGCACAAAAACTAATCAGTAGATTTATTAGTGAATGTGAAGTAGATGAAGATTCTGCAAAGAAAGCAGGTTTGATTCTTATAGATGAATTATTTAAGTGGGGATTACCTTACACCTATCAGATAGAATTTTGGACAGAGGTTAAAAGATATTTAAAATGACGGCACAAGAAATTAGTGATAGAATAGTAAAGAAAACTAAAGTAAATGTTTTTGAAGACAGTAGGAGAAAAGAGGTAATTCATTACAGATCATTACTAATCTATCTGCTTAGGGAAAAGATGAATCTTAGATGGATGAACATTGCACTGTTTTTTAAAGCAAATGACAAAAGTATAACACACGCAACTATTATACATTCACATCATTACTATCAACTTTACAAGGATGAAAATCCCAAATTAGAAGAGTTAGAAAAACAATTTAACTTTGCACCAGTTGATCTTGACACATTAGACAAGATTCATATGTTAGAAAATAAAGTTAAAAATTTAAGAAAAATAATACAGAAATATGAAAAAGTTAGTTAGTTCAGTAAGGAAGTCATTAAGGAATTTATTCACAGAAGATGATCCCACTAAAATATGGGTTCAGATACCTAGAAATTTCAAAACAAAGAAAGATCAGAATTACATGATTCGAAGAACAAAGGATTTTATAATTGAAAACACAGAGGTGGGATAATGGAAAACTTTGATAAGGATTATGAGGATGGAAACAATATTGAAAAATTAGTATTAAATTTAATATTAAAAAAATATCCAAAAGCCTATATCAAAGAAGGTTATTTTAAAGGGTGGGACATACACATCCCCGAAATAGATAAAACAGTAGAAGTTAAATTTGATCGTGTTGCTGAAACAGGTAAAAACATCTTAATAGAAATTGAATCAAATAATGAACCATCGGGAATGTCAACAACAAAGGCTGACTTTTGGGTAATATATGATAACATTAAATTCTACTGGTTTAAAACAGAACAAATAAGAAAGTGTATCTATGAGAACAAATTACATTTTAGGGAATACAAAGCCAAGCAAGACAAGAAAACAAAAAAGGCTTATATGATAAATAAAGAATTACTTTTAAAATACCAATATGTACAAAACTGAAGATATAAAAAAACAATCGTTAGATGCGATTAAAAAAAACAATTTGATTTTTGTAGGTGATATTTTTGCTTATACTCCATTTGTTAAAAAGACTTTCTATGAACACAAACTACACGAAAGTGACGACATAAAAAGCGCACTTGATAAAAACCGAGTTAGTATGAAGGTGTCAATGAGAGACAAATGGTATCACTCAGATAATGCAACACTTCAGATAGGTTTGATGAAGCTAATAAGTGAGGATAACGAAGCACACAGGCTAAATGGAACTAAGCAAGAAATTAAGCATGAGCAAAAAGATAATGAGTTTACTATTAAGATAGTAAAGTGAATCTTGATGTTAATGTTGTCTTTGAACATCTTATAGACTCAAAGGCTAAAATAGTATGTGAGCAAGGGGGTACGAGATCGGGTAAAACCTACAACATATTGATGTGGATTATATTTTATTATTGTCCCAAAAACACAGATAAGATAATAACCATTTGCAGAAAATCTTACCCGGCACTTAGGGCATCTGTGATGAGGGATTTTTTTTCTATATTAAATGCTCATCAAAAATATGATGAATCAAAACACAACAAATCAAATTCTGAGTATCACCTATTTGGAAACCTTGTTGAATTTATTAGTTTAGATCAACCCCAAAAGGTAAGAGGTAGAAAACGTGATTTACTTTTTATCAATGAGGCAAACGATTTAATATGGGAAGATTGGCAACAATTAATTTTCAGAACACAAGAACGTATAATAATAGACTTTAACCCATCAGATGAATATCATTGGATATATGATAAAGTTATTCCTCGTAATGATTGTGATTTCTTTAAAACTACTTTTAATGATAATCCTTTTCTTGAAGATTCTATTAAGGAAGAAATTCTTCGATTAAAATCTACTGATGAACAGTATTGGCAAATATACGGATTGGGTGAACGATCAACCAGTATATCCACTATCTTTAAATATGTAGAAACAGATCAGATACCAACAACTGCAAACCTTATTTCTTATGGAATGGATTTTGGCTACTCAAACGATCCAACTACTTTAGTAAGTGTTTATATCGAAGATTTTAATTTGTACGTTAGAGAGCATTTATATAGGACTCAGATGACAACCAATGACATTCATCAATTCCTACTAGATCAGCACCTAGAAAATAAACCGATTTACGCAGATTCAGCAGAACCAAGATTAATTGATGAACTTAAAAGAATGGGGCATACAATATTTCCATCTATAAAAGGCAAGGATTCAATTAATGCAGGTATTGATTTACTTAAGCGTTATAAGATAAACATATTAAGCACATCCACAAATGCCATTCAAGAATTTAGAAACTACAAATGGCAAGAAGATAGAACTGGCAGATTAATTAATTCACCCGTAGACAAGAATAATCACATTATTGATCCTTGTAGGTATGCGACTTATTCTATTCTATCTAAACCCAACTTTGGAAAATATGCAGTTAGTTAAAACTATTTAATAAAGTTTTTGTTTTATAAGTTTATTAGTGTATCTTGCATATAAGATTAACAATTAAACAAAAACAAAATGGAAAATTTTATTCAAAAAATAGCAGTTAGTATTTCTGAAATTAAAAAAGGAGGAACAGATGCTGATACAGAAAAACAACTCTCAAATTTATGGGAAAATGTGTGTAGATATAAACGAGCATCAGAAGCCATTAGGGTTGGATATAGCCATACTGAAGAAACAGTAAAAAAATCTAAGACTGAAATTAGTAGGTTGTCAGATGCTAGTTATGATAAAATGATTAACTCAATAATAATACAATAAATTTACAGGGGGGTAATTCCCCCTTTTTTTTTAAATTTAATTTTATATATTTAACCACAGATAAAATGGAAACAATGAAGCCTTTATTTACAGACATAGAACTAAAAGAAATTATTCATGATATAGATATAGCTTATATTGACATGATGGATTCAGAGGTACACAGACAAGAAGTAAATTGGTTTGTGCATGACTTAGAAATATTTGCAAGTGTGTTGTGTATTCGTGAAACACTTAGTGAACCATACGAGACTTATGATCACCAAGAGCCGGGAACATATAGATATTTTTTTGAAATTGATGATTGTTGCGCTTACTTTAATGATGAAGATTGTATTACAAATCATCAACTTGAAAATATAATAGTACCAGTTTTAGAAGTTAAAATACACCCACATGGATAAGATACAAAATACACATGATGCAGAATATTGGAACAATGCACATCTTTGTTCTAGTATTCTTCGAGGATGGCATAAGATCAAACCCGGCAACGAAGAAATAAGATCAGTAATGACTGCTCTTCAAGAGATGACATTTTATGTGGCACGTTTAAAACACGATGCACAAGCAAAGGATAAGATAGTTGAAGAGTACAAATTAGAAAGGAACAAGTGGTGCATGAGAGCGCAACAAGCAGAGCGTAGATTTGACAACGCAGAGAAGTTGATAGATATTTAAAACTTTTGTTTAGTTGGTTAATT